GTTTCAGTAGCTACTTAATAAAAAGCTACATCGTTGGAAAAATTCCACTCCACACTACAGGCTCTCTTGCACTCTACTCAAAACTAGTATATACTTTTTACACTATACATAAATTAATATTCTGCATGGACGCAGTATAGTCGACAGCCTAGAGACCATGTAGAATTTAACTAGGAGAATATCATGGCAAATACTACTTTTTCGGGACCGGTACGTTCTGAAGGTGGCTTTCAAATGGCTACTAAAAATGCAACAACAGGTGCAGTTACAACTAGAATGAGTTCAGGCATGCCTGATCTTACAGGTTTACTTTTAGCTGACACAGCAACAGCAGCAAATATTTCTATCGCTGATGGGGTTATTGCTACTGTAGACTACACAGGTGCAGCAGCATGTGCTGTAGCATTACCAGCAGCGACTAGAGGTGCAATTGCAGTTTACGTTCAAGCTAAAGATACAGCAGGCGGAACTGCTACTCTTACTTTTAATGCAGCAGGATCTGACGTGTGGGCAACTGGTTCTTTGATTGAATCAAGAGCGGCAAATGAAGTAACTTTTGATACTTCAACAGCAGGTGAAACACAATTAGTATTCACTCCAGCTGATGCAGCTACTAACCTTCTTACAACAGGTGGAAAAATTGCTTTCATGTGTTTTGAAGATGGTACTTGGCACATTGCAACTGAATTTACTGGTGCAGCAGCAGCTGTTACTGGTGCGTTTGCATTTGCAGCGTAATAAATAATTAGTGTGGGGCTTAGGCCCCACATAAAATTTTAAGGAGAAAAAAATTATGGCAACATCAGACCAACAGTTTTCATGTAGAACTTCTGACGGAAGATTTGGTAGAGCAACAGACGCATCTAGTAATTATATTGGACCAGCTAGAATTACTTATATTCAAGTTGAAGGTGTAGCTAACAGCAATATCAAACTTTACGATGGAACGGACAATACAGGTGCTTTAGTATTCGAAGGTAACTGCGGAACAGAAGGACTAGATATATACGTACCCGGAAGTGGTATTAGATGTAGAACTGGGATATATTTAGATTTAACTAATACGACATCGGTAACTATTGGTTATACTGGCTAGGAGGTTAAATGGCTAACACTACCTCGGGCACAACTACATTCGATAAAACTTTTTCTATTGATGAAATAATAGAAGATGCTTTTGAACGTATTGGTTTACAAGCTGTTTCAGGAAATCAATTAAGATCAGCAAGAAGATCTCTTAATATTCTATTTCAAGAATGGGGTAATAGAGGTATTCACTATTGGGAAATTGGAGAACTTGATTTAGATTTAATTCAAGGACAAGCAGAGTATAAATTTTTTAGATCAGCTGCAGATGGTACAAGTGCTGTTTCAAATCCAAATGGGATTTATGGAATATCCGATGTCCTTGAAGCACAATTAAGATCCAATAGAACTCAAACAACTCAATCAGATAGTCCAATGACTAAAGTTGATAGATCAACTTATGCAGGTTTTTCAAATAAACTTTCACAAGGAACACCTAATCAATATTGGGTTCAAAGATTTATTGATCATATAAGTATTAGTATTTATCCAACACCAGATTCTACTAATGCATCTAAAGACATGCATTTCTATTACATAAAAAGAATTCAAGATGTTGGAGATTATACAAACGCAACAGATATTCCATTTAGATTTGTTCCTTGTATGACTTCAGGTCTAGCTTTTTATCTTGCACAAAAATATCAACCACAATTAGTTCAACAAATGAAATTATACTACGAAGATGAATTAGCAAGAGCATTGCAAGAAGATGGTTCAGCTTCTAGTACATATATTACACCAAAAGCTTATTACCCAGGAACATAATGTCTAAATACGCAGTAGGTAAATATGCAAAAGCAATATCTGATAGATCAGGACTTGAATTTCCATATAGAGAAATGGTTAGAGAATGGAATGGTTCATTTGTGCATTACACAGAATACGAACCAAAGCAACCACAGTTAGAACCTAAACCAAATGGTGCTGATGGTATTGCATTACAAAATACTAGAACTGATAGAGTTGAACCTGCTACAACGGTAAGAATAGTAGATAATGGTTTTGAAACATATGAAGCAGGATCTAGTATTATAAATGTATTTTCACCTGGTCATGGTTTAACAGATAATACTGTATATAGATTTAGAGGACCACCAACTACTTCTGCAGGAAGTGGTTTTGTTTATGCTAATCCTGAAAGTTTTGATGGTATATCAGGATCTAATATTGCAAAAGCAGCTGGATACACAATAAGAACTGGAAAATATAAAGATGGTGCACGAGATGCATCAAATGATTATTTAGTAACTAATTTTTTCTTTTTTACAGTTGACACAAATACTGCTACAACAGGTAATATAAAAGGAGGAGGCTACGGTTGTTCCGTTGGGCCTATAACAATAAGCGCATGATAAATAAAATTTGGAATTGGATAAAAAATATTTTTAAACCTGAAAAACAGGACCCTCATCTTGAGATGTATGAAGAAACTGCAAAACAAAAAAAGATACGTTTAAAGCATAAAGGGGATATTAAATAATGGCTGGATTTACATACGCAACATTAACAACAGCGATTCAAAATTATACTGAAACAGATACAAATGTTTTAACTGCTACTATTACTGATCAGTTTATTGAAAACTCTGAACTTAGAATTTTAAGAGATGTACCAATTGATGCATATAAAAAACAATCTATTGGTAATTTAGTTACAGGACAAAATACAATTAACGTACCTGCTCAAACTTTATTTGTAAAAGGTGTACAAGTTTATGATTCAACATCAACTTCTACAGGTGCAAATACTTGGTTGGAGAAAAAAGACGAAACATATTTACAAGAATTTGAACCATCTACAGAATCAGCAGCTAGAGCTAAACCAAAATATTATGCTATGTTTGGTGGAGCAACAGGTATAACTGATACAACTTCAGGAAGATTATTTTTATCTCCTGCACCAGATGATACATATGTATTCAAAATTCATTATGAGGCTATTCCAACTGGTCTTTCTGGTTCAAATACAACAACTTACATAAGTCAATACTTTGGAAATGGATTATTATATGCTTGCTTAGTAGAGGCATTTTCGTATCTAAAAGGTCCAATAGATATGTTGACATTATATGAAAATAAATATAAACAAGAGGTACAAAAGTTTGCTGCAGAGCAACTTGGTAGACGTAAAAGAGACGATTATACTGACGGTACAGTTCGTATTAAAGTTCCTTCTCCGTCACCTTAATAGGAGATAAATTATGGCAATAACATCGGCAATATGTTCAAGTTTTAAACAAGAATTATTAGAAGGAAAGCATGACTTTCAAACTTCTGGTAATGGTGGTCATACTTTTAAAATAGCATTATTTACAAGTTCAGCATCTTTAGGTGCAGCAACAACTGACTATTCAACTTCAAACGAAATTACAAATACATCTGGATCAGCATACTCTGCTGGTGGTAAAGCATTAACAAACACAGGAGTTGGTTTAACTTCAACAACTGCGTTTACAGATTTTTCTGATATCTCATGGACATCAGCTTCATTCACTGCAAATGGTGCAATGATTTATAATACAACAACTGACGGTGGTTCAGGTACAACTGATGCTGTTTGTATTATCGCTTTTGGTTCTGATAAAACTGCAACTAACGGAACTTTCGAAATACAGTTTCCTGCAAACGATTCATCGAACGCAATCATAAGATTAGCATAGGAGTAGCCCATGTCTGGATGGGGACGATTCACCTGGGGCCAAGCCGAGTGGGGTGAGGACGAATTATTAGCTACAGGTTGGGGTGCAAAAGCCTGGGGCGCCGGAGAGTGGGGAGATCTTTCTGGTGAAATAGTTCAACCTACTGGTTTATCAATTACATCTACATTAAACGATTCAGTAACTATTTCAGGAAATGCAGTAGTTGCAATTTCTGGTCAACAGTTTTCATCTACGTTAGGAACAATTTCAAATGTTATAAGTGTAACTGTTGAACCTAATGGTTTAGAAATGAATGACTTGCAAGGTACAGCTCAAGCAAGTATTTCAGTTACACCATCTATTACAGGTTTGTCAGCTACAGCAGCTATTGGTGTAATAGATCCAAATGATCAAACAGTTGGATTATCTAGTTTTGAAATTACATCTACACAAGGAACAGCAGTTGCACCTAATGAAGATGTATCAGTAACAGGTCAATCAATTACTTCTACACTTGGAACACCTACAACTGTCAATGCAGTATTTATAACACCTACTGGATTTGAAATGTCAACTGCGCAAGGATCCGTGGTTGTTCCAAACGATGCAGTAGCACCAACTGGATTACAAATAGAATCTGCAATAGGTTTCGTGGTCGGTGCTGGGTCAGTCAGTATCCCTGTTACAGGTATATCTATGAGTGCTTCTATAGGTACAATTGTAGATGTTCCTGATCAAGTTATGGGATTAACAGGAGTCTCATTTAGCGCTGCTATTGGTAGTGTAGATCCTAAAGATCAAGTAGTTGGATTACCAACATTTACATTAACCGCAACTGTTGGAGAACCATTTATCATACATTATCAAGATGTTGACACTGGTTCAAATACCACTTATAACGGTGTTTCAACAGGTTCGAATACGAATTATTCTAATGTTGCAACTGGATCTAATACAAGTTATAGTGACGCTGCATAGGAGATAAAAATTTATGGCATCAACATATACACCTCTCGGTATAGAAAAAATGGCTACTGGCGAAAATGCTGGTACATGGGGAACAAAAACAAATGCAAACCTTGACCTTATCGAACAGATAACAGGTGGATTTAAACAAGTTTCAATTGCTGGTGGTGCACAAACAACTGCTTTAACAGTTGCAGATGGTGCATTAACTGGAACAGCTCAAGCAAGAATGATTGAGTTCACTGGTACTATTACAGGAAATCAAATAGTCACAATACCTTTAGATGTAGAAACTTTTTATATTTTAAAAAATGCAACAACAGGTTCTTTTACAGTAGAATTTAAATATGTATCAGGAAGTGGTAGCTCTTTTACTTTTGCAGCAACAAATAAAAAAACTTCAATTGTTTTTGCAACTGCAAATGATGGAACTAATCCAGATGTTATAGAAGTTCAAACAGGTGGAGACGTTGTTGATGATACATCACCTCAACTTGGTGGTAATTTAGATGTCAATGGTTTTGATATTGTATCTACTTCAAATGCTAATATTGATATAGTTCCTAATGGAACTGGAGATGTAACACTTCAAGCAGATACTGTACAAGTTGGAGATAGTAATGCTGATGCAACTATTACTACAAATGGAACTGGAAATTTAACATTAAATACAAATGGTGGCACTGATTCTGGAACAATTACAATCGTAGATGCTGCTAATGGTAACATTACTATTACACCAGATGGTTCAGGAAACATTGTTCTTGATGGATTAACTTTTCCAAATGCTGATGGATCAGCGGACACGTTCTTAAAAACAAACGGATCAGGTACTTTATCATTTGCTGAAGTATCAGGTGGTACATCTTGGCAAGCAGTTAAAACTTCTGGTTTTACAGCAGTAGCTGGTGAAGGATATTTTTGTAACACAACAAGTGCAGCTTTTACAGTAACGCTACCTGCATCACCAACAATTGGTGACGAAGTAGCAATAGTAGATTACGCAGGAACTTTTGATACGAATAATTTAACAGTCGGCAGAAATTCAGAAAATATTCAAGGTTCAGCAGCAGATTTAACCGTAGCAACAGAAAGAGCTGGCTTCACATTGGTCTATACTGATGGAACTCAAGGTTGGCTCCTAAAGAATAATTAGGAAGGTTGAATGACAACCTACAAAGAAATAAAAGGCCAGCTAATCAGATCGGTCAGCAGTGACCCAGCAAATCCACAGATAGGTGAAATTTGGTATAATAATACTATTGGTGTTTTGAAAGGGTATTTAAATTTAGGTGGTGCTTGGCAAAGTGGTGGTAATTTAAGTTCTGCTACAAGATCAGCAGGAGGTGCTGGAACAAAAACAGCTGGACTAATTTTTGGTGGACTTATAACAGGAACAACATCTACAGGTACAACACAAGAATATGACGGTTTAAGTTGGAATACAAGTAATCCAATGTCCTCTGGAAGACGTAATATAGCAGGTTTTGGAATTCAAACAGCGGCTGTAGCAGCAGGAGGTATTATATCTCCTGGTTCAAGATTTTCTAATGCAACTGAAGAATATGGAGGTACATCTTGGACTTCGGGCGGTAATCTAGGAAATGGAAGAGATATCTTAACTGGAGCGGGAACTCTAACAGCAGGTTTAGCTTTTGGTGGATTTGGACCACCACCTGGATCTGGTGAAGACAAAGCTTTTACAGAAGAATACAATGGAACTTCTTGGACTGGAGGTGGAGCATTAAATACAGCAGTACGTTCTAACGGTAGAGCAGGAACTCAAACGGCTGCTTTAAGTTTTGGTGGAGATAATCCTAATCCAGGAGTACAAACTCAAACAGAAGAATACGATGGTTCTACTTGGACAACAGGAGGAAATTTACCAGTTGGAAAAGAAGGTATGGCAGGTGGAGGTACTCAAACATCAGCTTTAAGTTCAGGCGGTCTTGATGCAAGTCCTACTAATTTAGCATCCACTGAACAATATAACGGAACAACTTGGACAGCAACTGGAAATTTAGCAGTTGCTAGATGGGGTTTAGCTGGAGATGGAGTCGATAACACATCAGGATTAGTGTTTGGAGGAGCAACACCTTCTTTAACTGCATCAACAGAAGAATTTACAGATCCATTAATTATAACACAAACTTTAACAACAAGCTAAAATTATGACAGACTATAAAAATATATTTGGAAAACCCGTAAAGTTTCTGGCAACAGATCCAGACAACGCGGAAGCTGAAGGACAGATTTGGTATAACAGTACCGATGGTGCTTTTAAGGATTTAATTGTTAGTGAAGCATGGTCGGCTGGTGGGAATTTATCAGTAGCAAGAAGATATTTAGCTGGTGCTGGAACTCAAACAGCAGCGTTTGGAGCGGGAGGTACATCTCCAGGTCCAACCAGAGAAAACAGGACAGAAGAGTATAATGGTTCTGGTTGGAGTAATGGTGGAAATTTAGGAACAGCAACAAATAATAAAATTGGTGCTGGAACTCAAACTGCAGGTTTAGCTTTTGGTGGATCTACAGCTTCTCCTGGACCTGCTAATCTTACGGCTGTTACAGAAGAATACGATGGATCTTCTTGGACAACAGGAGGTGCTATGGGCACTGCTAGAATTAATCACGCAGGTTGTGGTATTCAAACTGCAGGTTTAGGTTTTGGTGGATATACAACAACTAATATTGCTAACACTGAAGAATATAATGGATCATCTTGGACAGCAGGTGGAGCTTTAATTACAGCGAGACGTGGTCTTGCGGGTGCTGGTACTCAAACAGTAGGTTTAGCTTTTGGTGGATATACAACAACATATACAACATTAACTGAAGAATATGGTGGAACATCTTGGACATCGGGTGGCGTTATGAATACTGCAAGAAGTTCATTAAGTGGTTCTGGAATTCAAACATCTGCTTTAGCATTTGGTGGAAATACACCACCATTTTCTACAGTTACAGAAAAATATGATGGGTCATCTTGGACTATTACTAGTAATATGGGAACTGCTAGACAAAACCTTAGTGGAGCAGGAACTCAATCTGCAGCAATAGGTTTTGGAGGAGAATCAACAGTTAACCTTAGCAGCACAGAAGAATTTAATAGATCAGTAAACGTCATTACAGGTGCAGCTTGGGCTAGTGGTGGGAATTTTATTGATAGCAGAGCAGATTTAGATTGCGCAGGAACTCAAAATGCATCAGTAGGTGCTGGTGGATATAGCCCACCAGCAACAATGCCACTTCCTTCTGCAGAATATGATGGAGCAAGTTGGACTAGCGGACCAAACATAAATACTGGGAGATATTCTGTTGGAACTTTTGGAACTCAAACAGCTGCTGTAATGACAGGTGGTAGCGCACTTCCAACAGGAGCTAGACAAAGTGCAGTTGAAGAATATAATGGTTCGTCTTGGACTTCTGTTACTTCATTACCTGCGGCAAGAGTTGGTCACGCAAGAGGAGGTGTTGAAACTGCGGGAGCAATATTTGGAGGGAGTGAGGCTCCAGGAATTGTAGGTACTACATCAGAGTATGATGGTTCATCGTGGACATCAGGTGGAACAATGAATACTGCTAGGCAAACTTTGGCTGGAGATGGTACTTCTCAATCTAATATATTTGCTGCTGGTGGTGATACTGGTCCTAGAAATGTTGATTACGAAGAATATAATGGATCTAGTTGGACTAGTGGACCAAATATAGTTATTGCTACAAATGAAACAAAAGGATCTGGAACAACGGCAAGTTCAGTAATAATAGGTGGATCTAATCCAAACGATGCTAATAGTAATCCATTATGTCAAGCTTATGATGGTAGCTCATGGGTAACTACTGCTTCTTTAGCAACAGGTAGAAAAAACATGGGAGCTTCAGGTGGTGCAACAACTGCTTTAGCAACTGCAGGAAGAAATACTGCACCTAGTGTAACAAATGCAACAGAAGAATTTACAGGTGAAACATCAGCATTAAATATTAAAACAATAACAACTAGTTGATAATGAATACAATTAAGTATATAACAATAAATAAGGAGTAAATACTATGGCACTATTTATATATGGTACTGTTACAAACACTGGAAAAGGATTCTTTACTGCAGAAGACAGAAGAGCATTCTTTCTTAGAGGTTTTCCTGCAGACGTTTGGGTCGTTGGTAACAACGAAAAAGGCGCTTTGTGGTTAGCTGAAAAGAACGGTGTTGAAAAGACTAAAGCAGAAGCTCAGGCTCTTGTAGATGCAGAAATAACTGCTGCACAAGCTGCATGGGACGCTTTACCTGAAGCAGAAAAAACCGATATGAATCCGAGACCAACTGATATTACTCTCCCATAAAGGAATTTTATAAATGTCTGACTACGAGAGTATACGAGGTACACGGGTAAAATATTTAACTTCGGATCCGACGTTAAATTCGTCAACCGAAGGACAGGTGTGGTATAACTCGACTACAGGCACAAACAAAGCATTAGTACAGATTAAAGCAACATCTGCTTCTGGAAATTTATCTACAGCAAGACGTACTTTAGGTGGAGCAGGAACTCAAACAGCTGCATTAGCTTTTGGTGGATTTGTAACAGCTTCTTCAAATGCAACAGAAGAATATAATGGATTTAATTGGTCGACTGGTGGAAATTTAAATCAAGCTAGACAAATAGGAAATGCTTCAACAGGAACTCAAACAGCAGGATTAGGTGTTGGTGGTTATAATCCACCAGGCGCAACTAATAATGTTGAAGAATATGATGGATCTAGTTGGACTTCAGTAACAGCTTTTCCAGTTAATATATATGCTCAAGCAGGAGCGGGAATTCAAACAGCGTCTATATTATTTGGTGGTTCTGTAACACCGCCTTTTGCTAAAACAGCTGTTACACAAGAATACGATGGTTCAGCTTGGACGGCTGGAGGAAGTTTATCTTTAGCTAGAGATAATTTAGCAGGTTCTGGAACTTTAACAGCAGGTCTTGCTATCGGAGGACGTGACCCTGGAAGTGCAGTTACAGATTCTACAGAAGAATATAATGGTACATCTTGGACAGCTGGAGGAAATTTACCAGCAGCTAAAAAAGAACTAGCAACAGCTGGCACTCAAACTTTAACAGCAGCTTTTGGTGGAGAAAATCCAGGAACAACTTATTTGGACACAATAGAAGAATATGACGGTAATTCTTGGACAGCTTCTAGTGCAACTTTAGCAACCGCTAGATTGGGTATGGGATCAGGTGGTTCTACAGGAAGTGCATCTGTAATATTTGGAGGAACTACAGGAAGTAACACAGCAGCAACCGAAGAATACAACTCGAACATTAATGCATTAAACCCTGACGTATGGGCAAGTGGTGGGAATTTAGGAACAGGTAGATATGGTCACGCAGGAGCTGGAACACAAGACGCAGGCTTAGCTTTTGGTGGTGAAACACCATCAACTACAAATTTAACTGAAGAATATAATGGATCAAGTTGGACAGCTGGAGGAAATTTACCTTATGCAAAACAAAAACACGGTGGCAGTGGACTTCAAACGGCTGCGTTGTCTATTGGTGGGACACCTCTACCTCCTACAAATAATGTAGAGGAATACAATGGTTCAGCTTGGACTGCTGGAGGAAATTTAGGAACCGCTAGATACGATATAGCAGGAACTGGAATACAAAATGCTACTGTTGCTTTTGGTGGTTTACAAGATCCAGATGCTACTGAAGAATATAATGGAACAAGTTGGACTGCTGGTGGAAATATGAATACAGGAGCACGAGATCGTGGAAGAGCTGGTACACAAACAGCTGCTTTAGGTTTTAGTGGATATATCTGGCCACCTCCAGGTGGTTTTTCAAATCAAACAGAGAATTATGATGGATCAACTTGGACGATTGCTCCCGCTACTTTAAATACTGGCAGACGAGGAGGTTCTGATGGAGCAAGTGATTCAGCTGCAATTTTATTTGGAGGAGATAATGTGCCTAGTGCAACTGAACAATACAATGGTACTGTTTGGTCATCTACAGCTGCTTTAGGAGTACCTAGACAAGAATTAAAAGGTGTTGGCACAACATCTTTAGCACTTGCTTTTGGAGGAAGTAGTCCAACAACAGCTACAGAAGAATTCACTGAAGGTGTAGGTCCAATTACTACTGCTTCAACCTTGACTACTTCATAGAATAGTATATACAGTCATTAACCGAAAGGACTAAATAATGTCAGAAGAAAAAAGAAATATACATGCGTTAATAGAAAAAGAAGCACCTAGTTTAAATAATTTACTTGACCCAAATGATGTCAAGGAATTTAAAGAAATGACGGAAGAGCTTAGAGATACTTGGACCAAGAAACAAGTATTTAGAACAGAGACAGAAATGAGAATGTCTGTGTTGCAAGATGCAAAATACCCAACTAAAGCTGCAAAATATTGGCAGTGTGTTAGAGAACAAAACGTATTTTTAGAAAACTTAATGAGTCTATCATTTGATGCTAGACGTAATGAAGTTAAATTAAAAAGACTACAAGAAAAATTAAAGACAGAAGAAGATCCTTTAAAAAGAGAACTACTTCAAATAGATATTGATGAAAAGACTTATTCTGTAGCTAACATGCAACTTGTTGCTAGAGATAGAATGAGAGAAATTAAACTATGGTCAACTCTTAAAAAAGAATTTGACGATGGGTCGTTTGATACTCAAGATGTTAACAGACATCAATTAGATTCTTATCATTTAGTTATGAAAAATAAAGCAGAGACATTAACATCAGGTTCATCACAGCCTGAAGTATTTAATGTACTAGGTCAATTACAAACTATAGAAAGAGTAAAGAAATCAGGTGAAATGATTTACAATAAGAAAGAGCAGATAACTAGTGACCTTGGAGCAAAAGAAAAATAAACAACTTTTATTTTTAGTAGCACAACCTAGATCGGGTAATACTTTATTCGCAAGTATTATGAATCAAAATCCTGAGATAGCGGCTACACCTAACTCTATAACATTAGAGATAATGAAAGATTTGTTCTTATTAAAGAATACGGATGTATTTTTAAATTACCCAGATCATAAATCTTTAGATAATGTATTAGATTCTGTGTACGATGTTTATTATAAAGATTGGCCACAACGTATTATTATTGATCGTGGTCCTGTTATGACACCTGGTAATTTTCAATTGATGCAAAAACATTACAAACGACCATTTAAGTGTGTTGTATTACTTAGAGATTTAATGGATGTATTAGCTTCTTATATGCAATGGTATACAGAAAATCCTGATGCTTTTCCTAACAGATATAATCTTAAAAACGATGATGAAAAATTAGCAATGATTATGAATAAAGATGGTGCAGTTGCAAAAGATTTAGAAGCTATAAAAAATTCATATAATTATAAAGATATCTGTCATTATGTAAAGTACGATGACATGGTTACAAGTCCAGAACAAGAGTTTAGAAAAATATATCAGTTTATGGGTGAGCCTTATTTTAATCACAGATTCAATGATCTAGATCAAGTAAATGTAAATGGTTTATCTTATGATGATAAAATAGTTGGTAGTAATATGCATAAATTATTTGATGGACCTGTTAGAAAAGTATACAACCCTTACATAGAAAAAATTCCAGAAAGGATAAGACAGAAATATGGACACATCAGATTTTAGTTTTGTATTTTTAGGTCAATCAGTATTAAAGTATCAAGTACCTCTTGATGTATATAATATAATTAATCATATCTATGAAACAAAATATCCTGAATTAAAACCTGCTAATAAACAATTAGTTGGTAAGATTGAAAAAGAACATAGTCTATTTTATAATGGTGAAGATAGTTCAAAGATGACTAAACATAATCATTTACCACAAAACGTATTACAATGGTTTGAACAAAAGTTTAGACACTATCTAGAATGGAATAAGATAAAACAATATGATTTACACTTTAATTCTATTTGGGTTAACACAATGTTTCAACATGAATACAATCCAGTGCACGTGCACCAAGGATCATTGTTTACAGGTTTATCTTCTGTTATGGTTTTAAAATTACCTGAGTCTTATGGTGTAGAATATTCTGCAGCGGATCAACCACAGAATGGTAAACTACAAATACTAGGTTCATCTAATGGTCATTTTGCTAGTATAGATTATCAACCAAACATTAAAGAAAGAGACTTTTACATATTTCCATATGACATGAGACATTGTGTTTATCCTTTTAATGGCCCAGGTATGAGACGAACACTTGCTGCAAATATGGATGTGCAGTATGACCCAATTAGAAATAGAGGAGTAAGTTAATGTACGAAAATAGACACATCACAGAACCCAAATGGAAAAGTTGGATAGTTCAAACAACGACACCATTGTTTACACCAGACCAATGTAGACAGATTATAGAATGTGGTAGACGTCAAAAACCACAACAAGCACAAGTTGGTATGGGTAAACCAGGCGGTGGCACAGATACTAAAAAAAGAGTTACAACAATTTCTTGGATACCATTTAAAGAAATGGAACCCATGTATCGTGATCTTAATAACTTTATACAAAAAGCAAATGAAAATCATTTTGGTTTTGGAGATATACAGGTAACAGAGAATGCACAGTTTACAGAATACCCAGAAGGAGGATTCTATGATTGGCATATGGATTGTGATGTGAACATGCAACATGAACCACCTGTAAGAAAAATATCCATGACATTATTATTGAATGATCCATCAGAGTTTGAAGGAGGGGACCTTGAACTAATGGCACCAGGTAAATTTGCAGAACTTAAACAAGGTCATGCAATTATATTTGCATCATTTTTAAATCACAGAGTTAATCCAGTAACTAAAGGAATGAGACAATCTTTAGTTTGTTGGTTTGGAGGTAAACCATTTAGATGATTAAGGAACAATTTTTTCCAACAACTGTATACGGTAAAGATATAAAACTCAATAACCAAGAGCTAGCGAATCATATTGTTAATTGGAGTAAACAAGATCAAGGTGTAAAAAAAACAAATATGAATGGTTGGCACTCAACAACCGATATGCATTTAAAACCTGAGTATCAATCTTTGGTTCAAGAATTATATAGAATGCAAGAAGAAGTATATCAAGAAGAGTGGTTAGATCGTAGACCAAAGTTGGGTAATATGTGGGCTAACATAAATTATCCTGGTGGATATAATAGACCTCATATACATCCCAATTGCTTATTTAGTGGTGTGTATTATGTAAAAGGTAATAAAGAATCAGGAACTCTTGCGATCAATGATCCAAGACCAGGTATTCAAACGATGATGCCTTCAAGAAAACCAGGACAACCACCAAAACATTTATGGAGAGAAGCACATTTAGAACCAGTACCAGGAAGAATTATAATGTTTCCTGCTTGGTTATGGCATTGTGTTGAACCAAACAAAACAAATGATATAAGAATATCAGTGAGTTTTAATTTTATACAAGATGGCTTTCAATAAATATCAAGTAATTAAAAAAGCAGTTAACTACGAATTAGCTAATTTTATTTTTAATTATTTCTTACTTAAACGTGATGCCGTATCTTGGATGTATCAAAACAATATTACTTACGACACAGGTTTATTGGGGACATGGACAGATCAACAGATTCCAAACACTTATTCTCATTATGCTGATCCTGTGATGGAGACTTTGTTAGTGAAAGTATTACCAGTAATGCAACAAGAAACAGGCTTAGATTTAATTCCAACTTATTCATATGCTAGACTATATAAGCATGGAGATGAATTAAAAAGACATAAAGATAGACCTAGTTGTGAGATATCCACCACCATCAATCTAGGAGGCGATCCTTGGCCTATTTTTATAGATGGTACAGGTGCAGATAGTGTTATTGATGAATACAAGAATATACATAAACCAAACGCTCCAGAGGGTACTAAAGTCTTGCTTGAAGTAGGTGATATGTTAGTATATAGTGGTTGCGAACTCGAACATTGGCGAGAGCCATTTGAAGGTCAGGTTTGTGGTCAAGTATTTTTACATTATAACCACAGAAATGGTCCGTTCGCTGAAAAAAATAAGTTTGATAAACGACCATTATTAGGTGTTCCACCAATAAGGAATATGTAATACAATGAGGTTATATGCTACAAAAAATAGGTTTTCAACCAGGATTCAATAAACAGATTACAGAAACCACAGCTGAAGGACAATGGGTTGATGGGGATAATGTGCGTTTTAGATATGGTACACCTGAAAAGATAGGTGGTTGGGCACAGTTAGGTGAGTCTAAACTTACAGGAGCTGCAAGAGCTTTACATCATTTAGTCAATAAATCAGGCAACAAGTTTGCAATCATAGGTACAAACAGAATTTTATATGCTTACACAGGTGGTGTATTTTATGACATTCATCCTATTAAAACTACAACAACATTAACAAATGCATTTAGTACAACGAATGGTTCACCAACGGTTACTTTAACATTCAGCACGGATCATGGAATACAAGAAAATGATATTATTCTTTTAGATAATTTTACAGCAATTACAGGATCTGATTACACAGCCGCAGATTTTGATGATAAAAAATTTATGGTAACATCAGTTCCTACATCTACTACTTTAACTATTACAATGCCTTCTAATGAAACAGGATCAGGTGCAACTTTATCTGGTGGCATTAGGGTTCAGCATTATTATCCAGTAGGACCTGCAGAACAATTACCTGGTTTTGGTTGGGGACTAGCTTCTTGGGGTGGAACTGTAACAGGTGAAGCAACAACTACTTTAAATGGTGCTATCAATGATGTTACAACAACCATTATATTAACAGACGCATCTTTGTTTCCAACTTCAGGTACAAACTTTGTACAGATAGGTTCAGAAGAAATTTCATACACAGGTATATCAGGTAATACTTTAACAGGAGTTACAAGAGGTGTTAGAAACACAACAGCAGCTTCTCATTCAAATGGTGCAACAGTAACTAATAGTTCAGATTATATTGCATGGGGTGAAGCAGCATCTGGTGACTTAGTTGTTGATCCAGGTTTATGGTCTATTGATAACTTTGGTGATAAAGTAATTGCACTAATTCATAATGCACAATGTTTTGAATGGGACTCTAATGCAACAAACGCTGTAACCAATAGAGCAACTATTATTGTAGGTGCACCGACAGCATCACGAGATATGTTAGTATCAACACCTGATAGACACTTAGTATTTTTTGGAACAGAATTAACTATTGGTGATCCAACTACACAAGATGAAATGTTTATTAGATTTTCAAACCAAGAAGATATTAATACTTATCAACCAACAGCGGTTAACACAGCAGGTACACAAAGACTTGCAGATGGATCTAAAATTGTAGGTGCGGTTAGAGGTAGAGATGCAATTTACGTTTGGACCGATACGTCTTTATTTACTATGAGATTTATTGGTCAACCATTTACATTTGGTTTTCAACAAGTAGGAACAAACTGTGGTTTGATTGGACAGAACGCTGCATTAGAAGTTGATGGTGCTGC